TTATATGGTTGGAACAAATATACATTTAGACGATTATATTCCCCGTATGAGGGATGCCGGATTGCTTCAACAGTTAGAACGATTTGCCATCACCCCCAAGAACACTAGTGATATCGAGTCCTGGTTTTCCTCGCAGGGGTATGCCATGCCCTGGGGGAACATAGCGCAATTCCTTGCCGATTGTATAGCGGCAGGCGACAAAACGTCCTTGGTGTTGGAAGGCGAAAATTTTCCAGCAGCCGATGCCCGGCCATCTGCTGTATCTGGGTTGGGGTGTGCCAATGGAAATGTGTGGTTCGGAACTCCCAACGGAGCAGCATTGACGGGCCGCAAATTCAGATTCTATGTAAATGGCTATCTGAAGACCACACTTGATGCTTACTACATCACCCCTCTCGCAGATATCGGGGCAGTCAGTGGAAACATCGTGCAGATCTGTGAAGTTGCCGGTGCCGTGGTCGGCTGGTGGGCTAGACTTGTGGTGCCTTGACCGCTATGACACCTCCGACGCCCGTATCTGACAGTTATCTGGAAACTTTAGAGGAAGCCGATGCGCTCGCTCTGAAGCGTCCCAACTCCACGGCTTGGACCGGCTCAGGCAAAGCTGCCGCTCTCCAGGAGGCTACAACCCGAATTGATAGCTTGCCTCTCCGGGGCCAACGCTATGAGCTGCCCTACCTCGAAAATGGCGTGCAGAAGGATACGAACCTGGATGGAATCGCCCAGGTCCTGGAGTTCCCTCGCTATGTCGATGACGTGCTCTGTGATTGGGATCACGCGGCAGTCAGCCCAAGTGGGCGCATAGGTATGGCCGTGGTTCCTGCCCATGTGAAACTCGCCTGCCTGGAAGAAGCTATTTGGATCTTGCAACACGGCGACACTCAGCGTCTGGAGAATCAGCAGACTGGTGTGGCCAGCCAGAGCATAGCCAGATCTTCGGAGACCTACGTCCTGGGCTTCGGTCTGCAGACGCTCTTGAGTCAACGTGCGAGAACAATCATGAGGCGCTATATTGGTGCGGAGATCAGATAGATGGGCCTCACTGACGCCGAGTCCGAGCGGCTAATCAAGCTATATTCCAAGGCCGAGAAGGACATCCTCCAGGCCACAAACAAGGCTCTCCTGAAGGGCAACAGCACCAGGAACCTGGATGCCATGCTCACCCGGGTCAGGCAGATCCGCAAGAGTCTGCTGGAAGGCGCAAGAACCTGGTGCGATGCTGCCATTCCTGCAGCCTACGAAGCCGGGATGACGGAAACCGGGCTCGCTGCCATAGCTGGAAATGGGGAGATCCATCAGCAAGCTATGAAGATCCTTGCAGACAATGTTTACGGCAGATTTGAGCAGGTGGATCAGGTCGTGGGCAGGTCTGTGGCTGATATCTACAGATCGATGGCCCTGGAGAACATAACCGGGGATGTGGCGGGATACGAGACCTGGAAACAGGCGGCCCAAAACATCAGATCAGGGCTGGCTGATAAGGGAGTGACAGGCTTTGTTGACAAGGCCGGTAAGCAGTGGGACATGGAGACCTATACAGAGATGGTCGCTCGCACAAGCACACGCGAGACCATGCTCACGGGGACTAAGAACCGGCTCCTAGAATATGACATTGATCTGGTAGAGATTGTGGGCGGGGATTCAGAAGTAACGTGCAAACCCTGTCAGGATTGGGATGGCACGGTTGTCAGCCTGACCGGGAAAACGCCAGGATACCCGACCCTCCAGGAAGCAAGAGACGCGGGCGTTTTTCATCCTAACTGCACTCACACGTATGTCGCTGCGAGCGATGAAGTGATTGCCAAAGCCGAGGAGAATCAATGACAAAGCCCTGGTTCCCGATGCTCGATAGTGCCGTCTGGAAGCATCTCCTTGGAAATAATGGAGAAGATAATGTCTATTCCTCCGTCACAATTGCCTGCGATATTGTCTTTCAGTCCCGGAACATTCGAACAATCCAGGGTGACCAGATAGCCTGTGATGCCCTCCTGACCTGCGTTGAGGCCCTGGTCCCGGGCGATGTAGTAACGATAGGAAACCGGGATTGGCCGATCAAAGGCGTTGTGAGGGAAGGCAAAGACAATAACCGGACTGTCCAGTGGCGAACTGTGGGGCTCTGAAATGGAAGATATTGCATTCTATGTTATGTGCTTCTTTATAGGGTTCACATTAACTGCATCGTTTGGAGTCATACTCTGGTTTACCAGTCCATATGGACATGGATTCAAGTTGCCTCCTTACAAATCTGATTTTGCGCCTGACGGCACATACCTTGGCAAGCCTTATGAAAAACAGATTTGGGGATGAATGGCAGCGACAATCGAATGGAGGGGCCCCGAGCTAGAAGCCAAGATCAAGGTCGCAGCTCAGAGAGGATGCCACATGGCCGCAGAGAAGGTAGTTCTGCCTGCCTGGGCCAAGACCATCCCCTGGGCTACAGGCGATCTTGCTAGTCATCTCACAGTCACCGATACCGAAGAGGGCGCTATCGTCTCCAGCTCCGGGCCATATGCACACAAGCAGGAGCTGGATGAGACTCTTCGGCACCCTGATCCAACAAACCCGCTTTCCCGGTCCGGCAGGACGGCACACGCTGGCCGAAATGCCCTGAACAGCAATCAAGAAGCGATCCAGAAAGAGATCCAGAAAGCGGTTAATTCAGTTTTGTAGTTTTTTAACAATTTTTGAGGTTTTATATGTCCCTTGAAAATGTTTCGGCAGAGGATCTTTTGAAAATAATACGGCTTTTGGGAAATCAAAATAATCCAATAATCAGAAGCAGATGTTTAATAATAGGTGAAAAATGTGATAAAGACAATTCTATTGATCCTTCTGATGATTCCTATTAGCTCGGCTCTATCTGAAAATCTCCGGGTGTCGGGCCAGATAGACGCCTGGCATGACGGCTCGATAAGTGATCGGGCCTCTGGCACAGGCATCATGGAATACGCTGCGGAAGGCTATCCGGGCGGCTTCAGTTCAGGTTTCAATCTGTCTGCAGGACAAGGCGGATATTCATTTGATTCAGGCGATTATTCGGTGCAGCTCTCGGACTTCTCAGGTTCCATTGTGGCAGAGTCTGATTCCCAAAGCACCACAGTAGACGGCAACGGCACTGGCTCGATCAAGACAAAATCGTATGATGGCTCCAAGATAGGGGTGCTTGTCTCCGGTATGCCGTCTGGAGAGATCAATGGCCGAGGCGTCTGGGTGATCCATGCCAACACAGGCGGGTCGATCGACAACGCAAGTCCCGATATGATGGCTGCTAATGTGACTGAAGGCGCACCAGCGGGCAACGTGAGTGCCTTCCAGATCAATGCAAGCACGGAGTTCCCTATATGAAATTTAAGAAAGTTCCCAAAGACGAAGAAAATGATTGCCTACCATCACAAGGCATCACAGACGAGGAGTTTGCAAGCTTCTGTAAGACCCCGGAGGCCCTTAAGCGTCTTCCTGTCGGCGTCATCACGGACCCCGCCGGGCAGGAACTCTGGATTGATGGCGCTGGGCAATCCTCGGATAACCCAGGATGGACCCGGGCAGCCTACAAGAAGCGTTTTGGCTTCGATCCCAAGCCCGTCTGGGACCGAATGAGAAGACAGAAAATTGTTACAGTTGGAGGTTTCAAATATGATAACTGAGAATGATGCAATCGGGAAATATTACCCAAAAGCAAAAGACGCAATGGCGAAAGAGCCATATTGGGCAACATATTTCACATACGAACAGTTCAAAGCATTTGTAGCCAAGTACCGGGGGCCTGACCATTATGGCTATCACGGCCACCAAACCCAGATCTACGAGCCGGTGAATGGAGCTTACGTTGGCACGATTGGCCTGCTCTACCACAACTCTCCTATTGAGCAGGAATATGTGGTTTCGTTCACGCCCACCAACATACGTGCCCAGCCAGTCTGGGGGGGGGGGCGGCCAGTACAGACCTACTTTATCAAGGACCTGGATCAGGCATATGCTACTATGATTGCGGTTGCATACCCCAACATGCAGCTATGGCAATCTTATCTGACGGGCTTTGACCAGGGAGTTGCGACCACTCCGGAAGCTGCAATCAAGAAGTATCAGGATATGGTGCCTACCTGGTGCAACTTCTCCGAAGAGCAGATGACGCAGTTTGTCAAGAATCTGGAGGTTCAGTAAATGACCCCAAATATATCAGGATGGATCAAACAGGAAATAGATCCCAGGGACTACAGCATCGATCATGAGGCAGTTCGGGCCATGTTCGCAGGCCTGCCTAAAGTTCTACCTACATCGGCAGATCTCCGGGCCTCCGGGATACCTGTGATGGACCAGGGCAAACTCGGAAGCTGCACCGCCAACGCCTTGGATGCGATGGTCGGGTACTTCTACGAGCGATCAGGCAAAGTCAAAGACTTCCAAGGAGCACGGCTTGCAAATTATTACTGGGCCCGGAAGCTGGAAGGTTCTGTAAACTCGGATTCTGGAGCCACTATCCGAGATATCGTCAAGACGTTTGCTCAGAACGGCATGGCAAAAGAAACCCTATGGCCGTATGTGATCAGCAAGTATCGGACAAAGCCTCCTGCAACCGTCACTGCAGATGCTGCAAAGCGAAAGGCCTCTGCCTACGTACTCATCGATCAGCCTGGGATGACATCGGCCCAGGTAATCACAGCCATCAAGACCCAACTGGCAGCAGGAAATGCTTGTGAGTTCGGCACTAATTGCTATGAATCGATCCTGAACGTGGGATCAAGTGGCCTAATCCCGGCCCCGGAGCCAGGCGAGACCCCAGCAGGCGGCCATGCTCTCTGTCTAATGGGCTATGATGACTCGAAGAAGGCGTTCCTGATTCAGAACTCTTGGGGCACCGCCTGGGGCATGAAAGGCTTCGGATGGTTGCCTTACAGCTATTTCCAGACAGGATACCAGGGGCAACCAGATGCTTGTGATGTATGGACAGTAACAAAAGCTTCATGGAGTGTTTAGAAATGGCAGATGATGATCTGAATGGAAATCTTTGGGATAGTCAACGGGGCATGCTTCTTGTCGTGGCTTTGGTGGTCTATCTGGCCGCAATCATAGCAATTGGATTTGGGGGCAAGGTTCCCGAGAGCGCATTGACTACTTTGGGCGCATTGCTCATACTGGGCTTCGGATTCTTCTACAAAGACAAAGCTGCCGAGAAGACCGCCGCAGAAGCTACCAAAACGGAAGTTGCCAAGATAGAAGCTACAAAGAATCTCTGAGGTTCCATGCAGGGCTCTCCATTCCTTTTTGAGACTCGGCCAGGGTCATTGGTCGGGCCTATCGATCTTACGAAAATAAATCCCGACACACTACCCACGATCTTGCAGAGAATTTGTGATGAGATCCAGGGCCTGAAAACGGCTTTCGCAGAAGCCGAAAGGCAGCGAAAAGAGGATTATAATAAGATCCTTGATGCTATTGAATGTAGTAAAGCTTCCAATGATAAATCTATATCAGAATATAGTGCGGATGCCGATAACCTAAAGACCTTTATGAAGGTCTGCAAATTCGGGATAGCACATCCCTGGATTACAGTAATGATCATCGTATTCATGTTCGGTGCAATTGATTACGCTATGCGATATTCCTACTGGGGTATCTGGCCGAAGTAATATCTGAGACTACGCGGGTGGTGATATTCTGGTCGAAAAGCAGGAAACGATTGTAGCCCGCATCGACGAACGCACTAAGGCAATCGATGA